AACCCCCTATAAAATAGGGGGTTACGGTTGGAAGAAAATCTACTATCCGAGGAAAGCGGATTTAATTCCTATCCAAAGGACGCCCAGGGCAGCCGTGACGAGGACTCCCACGGCCACAAGGCGCGCTTTGCTCTTTATCTTTTCGGTGGATTGTCTCAGGTCCCGAAGGAAGTGAAAATCCTGCTGGGTTTCCATCGGGTCGCATGCGTCAATTCCCAGGCTCACCAGCGTCTCCTTCACTGCTTCCTTGACTACTTTTTTCACGTCCTCGTTTTCCATGGGAGCCGTCCTTTCTTAGGTGTAGAAAATTCCATAAGCGTCAGTCCCGGCACCGGGAGCGACCATATCAATCTGTTTCAGCGCGTTCGAGTCCGTGCTCTGGTGCCTGATCTCGATCTTATCGCCGATCGCGACGCTGGTGATATTGCCAGTCGTTCCGCCGGCAGTGATCAGCGTCGTCCAGGATCCGTAACCTCCGCCGGTATCGATCCGGTATTGAACGTTCCCGGCCGTGAAGGCACTGGAAAGCGTGAAGGCATGCGTCCCGGCCGCGTCCGCCGTGTACTCGTTCGAGGCGACGCTCGCCGAACGAGCTCCGAAGTTGAACTGCCCAGAAAGAGCGGAGCTCGACGTATCAAAATCGAACGTCAGATTATTCCGCGAGAGCAGGCCAGTCTTTCCGCCGGCGTCGTGCCTGGCCTTCAGGACGACTCTCATCTTCGAGGGGATCTCTCCGTCCGTGTAGCGGAGGATCTTCAGCCGGAGGAGGGCCTGGTTCGTGCCGGAGATATTCGCCTCCGTGAAAAGCAGGGTCGGGGATCCGTCGGGATCGTTCCAGACCTCGGCGTCGTGGTCCGTCGAATTATTGCTCGGGAAGTCCGAGAAGATACTGGCCGCGTCCGTCGAGAGAGCAGCGATCTCGTCACCGCCCTCGGCCGTTCGGAAGTCGCGCCGGATGAAATCTAAATCGATCCCGGTTGTCTCGGCTGCTCCGCTCGCCAGGTAGTCGAGCGAGACGGTTCCCTGGTTGAACGTGGTCCCGTTCAGATCCATCGACGCCGGAGGATAGGGCCGGATCAGTCGATCGTCCATCTCGAAAGCGATCTGGGTCGCGTCACCTTCGGCGACTTCGTCAGTCGCGGAGAACGGGATCAGTTTCACGTGAACGTTCTCGCCGTCCGGGATCGTGGTTTCTATCAAGTTTCCGCCCACGAATATCAGATAAACATCGTCGCCGGCGGTATGGTTTGACTGGCCTCCGTCGAGCACGCCGCGATAAACGTTATCGAGGGAAACGTCCGACCCGGAGATCGACGCCGCCCTGGGCAGCATGAATTCATCGTTGACCATGATCAGGTTCTGAAAATTCACGCCCTGATCCGCGAGGCCTGGGTTATCCTCGAAGGCAGCTTCCAGGACCGCCTGGGTATCCGGGGAGGCCGTGAGCAGGATCGAGCTCGTCGGGATCGCGGTCCCGCTGTCCAGGTCGCTTTTCAGGGTTCCGATCAGCATGAAGCCGTAGCACTCCCCGACGTCCGTGAAGGCTCCCGTCGGAGTTGTCGGAGCCGTCGCGTGCCGCTCCCGCATATAGAACGCGACCGCGGAGTCCTGCTGCCGGCCGGCGCACCAGATTTTATCCTGCATGGATCCAGTCCGCTCAGGGTCCCGATACACCAGGGCCCGAGGGGCTTCCATGGCGATCTGTTCATCGGCAGGGAATTCGTCGAGGTCGTCTTCAGGGGGCTCCCAGTTAGTATCGGGAGGATCTTCATACTTACCAGGCCCAAAGGAGAAGACATCCTGGACGCATTTCAGGACCATGCGGTTATCGTCGAGCTGCCCGTGATCGATCCGGAGCACTCTCATCGGGAGTTTTGTCAGACCCAGGTCGCCGTCCGTCCAGGCGACCACGGAGCCCGGCGTCAGGTCCCAGAAGGATTTATCGACGGTGAAGTCCGCGCGCGCGAGGGGATAGCTCAGCGGCCGGATATCGCGCCAGGCGATCGCGTTCGCCAGGGCCGCGTCCTTGACTCCAGGATAATTCCCGGTCGAGGTCACGGGGATCCCAGTCTGCACGGTGCCTCCGCCCTGGACCATGGCGTTCGCCATATCCTGAGCCATGGCGAAGTCCTCCTGGTAGGTATTCGATCGATTATAGAACTGGACCTTGACCTGGTTCGTGGTCTCGCGCCAGGATCCTCGGCTGAAGTTTCCGACCTCGATGATATTGGACTCGTTCAGCTGAGGCACCAGGTCGATATCATAATCGTCCCGGATCAGCTTCACGCGCCATTTGCCGGTCTGGTGATCAAGGAAGATCACGCCGTCGATCTGCTGCTCGATCTCGCGGAGGAGATCCTTTGCTTCCATGACCCGGTCGAGGAGCCGGCTGTATCCGTTGCCCTCGGTTGCGAGAGTCGACGCGGCCGTGGTGAATTCTGAGGTATTGATATCGGCAGAAGGAATTCCGAGGCCCCATTCGATATCGGTCATGATCTCATAAACCACGTTCATCGGGTTCGCGTCGTAGGTGTTCACGGTCGGAGTGCCCAGGGAGAGACCGTTCGGAATCCGCTGGACCTCGAACTTCCAGGGGTCGATATTGGTAGCGTTCCCGAGATAGCCATGCTCGAAAACGACGTAAGCGGTCCCGAGATATCGAGGAGTTACTCCGCCCACTTGCTGGTAGGTCGAGAGATAACTATTCGCGGCCTGGGACTGGGTCCCGAGATGGATCCGGAGAGTCCCGATCACGCCGCCGTAGCCAAGTGAATCACCGCCGAAGAGGTTCGGCTGATTAATCGAGATCACGCTGGTCGCGGTTCCGTTAAAGACCAGCTTTTCTTTGATCCATACTTTCTTGATCGAGTCGATCGGCCCGCGGCAGAGGCAGAGCTGGAAGCCGAGATAATATTTATATCCGGTCGTCACGCGCTTCCCGCTGAACATTCCAGTCTTGATATATTCGGTCGTCGGAACCTGGACGAGGTTCCCCCACCAGACCACGTTCGGCCCGGAGATCTGAGTCGTTCCCCAGAGCAGGGGAATCACACGCGCCTGGGTCGCGGTCGGGAATTTAAAATCGCCGATCCCTGCCGGCTTCGCGTCTTCGAGGGCAGGCTTCGGACGTAGCACTTCCGAAAGCACGAAAGAGACGACCAGCATGATCAGGCAGAAGATAATCGACATTTTAAGTTATTCCGTTTTCCCAGGGGTTAATAACAGGAACAAAGGCGAAGCCGGCGAACTTCCCCACGTTTGAAAATCTCGTGTTACAATGCCCAGCGATTGCGTGATCGCAGCCGGCGAAGATATCGACGTTCGTGCCGGTCAGCGCCTCACCGAAGGGCAGCAGCAGCGTCAGGTCGTTCCCGCTATGGTTCAAGATCATTCTGAAATCCTGCACGCCGGCAGGCTTTACGTATCCGGAATTATAGTATCCGTCCGCCTGGCCATTCGCGCCGGTCACAGTGATCACGTTTCCGGAGACGGCCGTGACTTCGCCGGTATGCTTGAAGAGATCAGGATTCACGCCGCACGCGGAATCATAGAGGAAATTGTTACAGAGCCCTTGATACGTGAAACGAGGGATCGGCCTGGAAGCCGTCGACTCGACGGACCTGCTGGCGATCACTGCTTCCTGTCCGTTCATGGGATACTTCACGGACTGGACATACCCTTTATAGATCAGCGCCTGGGTCCACGGCGTCGCCTCGTCGCGCTGGACGCGAATGATCGACAAACTGGCCAGCTGACCCGGAACGATATCGATATATTTCTTCGCGAAGTTATTCGTCGCCGGCAGCATGATCTCCAGGACCGCGTCGCGATCGTCGCTTCCCTGAATGATCGGCCCGCGCTTGATCGCCTCGGCCGTAAAGGTATCGGAGCCGATCGTGATATCATCCTCCGCCGAGGTATATTTAAACGAAGTCGCTCCGAGAGCGAACTCGTAAACCTCTATCGGTCGAGAATCCTCGACGCTGCTTTCCAGGATATCGTAAGTAGTCATTAATCGAAAACCATTTTAATCGGGTTAAAGATCTTTGCACGTCCGACCGTGGTATCGTGCTCGATCCGGATATCGTCCGTATCGAATCGCACGAGCTCGTAGAACTGGACACGCTGGATCTCGCTCACGTTTCGATCTGCCGGCCAGGTAGTATCCAGGGTCAGCCGCTCCTCGGTTCCGCTCAGCTGGGAGCTGCTCTGGATCTCACGGACCAGGCTCGTCCCATCAGTAAAGGTGATCTTGAAGACGTTCTTCGAGTCGCCTGAATCGATAAATCGATCGTAGCCGATCCAGGAGATATCCATGGTATCGACGCCGTTCACCAGGTTCTGGGTCGGAGTCACGTCCTCCATGAACGTCGGGATATAAAACGAAACCTGCCGGCCGCGGATCGCGTACATAAGCCGGCGAACGTTCCAGAGATCCTCGCGGGTCTTCACGATGAAGCCCTTCACGTGGGCTCTCTTGTTTGTTTCCCAGGGCGTATTCTGGGAGATGATCCCGGTATTATTATCAATGAACGAGACCTTCTGCTGGAAAGTCTCGGCCATTTGCCCGCGGATAAAATTGAATCCGTCCAGCAGGACCTTGCTGTTATAGGTGCTAAAAGCTGAAGTATCCGCGGTCGGAGCTCCGATATCGTTTTCCGTGACCAGGAACTTTACCTTCATGACTTCCAGGTTCACCGGGGGCCGGCGTCCCTGAACATTCCCGCGGATCAC